TTGAATAATCATATTTGTCTCCATGTATTTCCCTTGCTTTTTTAATAAAATCCTCAGTAGAATGTCTCATCATATCATTTGCTCTACTTCTGCTACAGGGAAAACAACCACAACCTTTTAAATGTGAGTATGGAGTTTGTAAAAATTCTCCGTGAATAGGACAAATGATTGTTACTTTATTTCTGTTATTTGTATATTCTACCTTTGAATAATCATATTTGTCTCCATGAACACTTCTTGCTTTCTCTATAAAGTCCTCAGTAGAAAATACAACATGAATAGGATTTTTAATATGGGAATATCTAGAACAAATTGGACAACCTCTTTTTATATAATGTTTAGCAGGAGTCTGTGTAAATTCTCCGTGTTCTTTACAAATAATTGTTACTCTGGTTTTATTATCCTTATATTCTACCTTAGAGTAATCATATCTGTCTCCATGTACAGATCTTGCCTTTTTAATAAAATCAAATAAACCCATATAAATTTTATCCTACCAAAGTAAAAGAGTTTTTAATAAGATATATATGAGAGTAAAATATTAATATTTAAAAATCATAATATTATGAGTAATTCTTCTTATCATTTCAGTGGTTCAAAGACAGCCATGTCCCTCGATGAACCATTGTTTCTTACTAAATTTATAGTTACCTTTATATTACCTCAAGCATTACAGTCAAGATATGGAACACAAGTACTAACTGAACAATGTACAAAGATTACAGGTCTAAACCTTGATAAAATGCCAGAAGTGGTAGAACAAGTTAATAGAGGTGTAAGTAGAGAATTTATTGGTACTGTGGCAGATACAAAAGTACACCCTAAATTAACATTTACTGTGAATGTCTCTAAAGATGGGACTCCATATCCACTTAATATTCTTAGAGACTGGGCAGGTCTTGGATATTCATATAATACAGGTTCTCAAACTCTTAAAAGAGATTATTCTGGACAATGTATTATAGAAATTCATGCAAAAGATGGGACACTTATTAGAGCAATTAAATTCCCTATTTTCTTCCCTATTACACCTCCAAATGAAATTGATTTAGACTCTACACAAGATGCTGTTTACGAGCTTGAGTTAGAGTTCTGTGGAGAGAATGGTCAAGATCTCTTAACTAATACACAAAGTAAGTAAGTTTTTCATTTGCAGATGTTATTTTTATAAATACTTTTTGAGGAAGATTCCACCTTTTGGATCTTCCTCAAATCTTTTAAACAACTCAGCGATCCTACACACATAAGGATCGCTGAGCAACTTAACAATAAATCAATCAAAAAAGCAACAACAGTTTTTGCTTTTAATAGTTTATTTCTTTACAAAGTTTACAATTTCTCTGTTTTTCTTCATTCTTTTCATTTCATCTTCTGTTTTATCATTTAGATAGCCATATGCACCTGTTGGAAATTGGACAAAGTAAGTGTTTCTTTCCATAAATTTTCTATTTTTAAAATAATATTCATTTGGAAATGTGCAAGTTTCTCCTATGTGGGAATTATTTGTGAAATGGAAATGGGATATTTTAGGAAGAAAATCATGTAGTGACTATCCAAATGAATATTTTAATCTTTTATTTTCTGTACTCTGTACTCTATTGTTCTATTTTTAAGTTCTATCTTAAAACTTAGGTTATTTTCTGTAAGTTTAAAAACTCTTATATGTTTGACTTGAAGTACTATGTTATCTGTATCATAGATTTTTACAAACATTAGTTTTTTAAGACCTAGCCATCTCTTTGCAAGTTCCAAAGTAGGCTCTATTCTGTCAAGTTCCCATTTTTTTAGAGTTATATCTCTTCTCTATTCTGTAATGCATAAAGATAAAAGGTTTTTATTTGAAAAATTTTCTATCTTTATGTTTAAGTTCAATAAGTGTTCTTATAGGATAAGTTTTACCATCTTCTGTATAAAATGTATCCTGTACAACACCTCCACCTGTAACTGCTGTCTTCTTTGCTTTACATTTAAGTTCAATTTCTGATTTGCAGATGACAGGAGCAGAAAGAATGACTACATCATTTTCAAGTTCTATAAGATGGGTAGGATTTTCAAGGATAAGATCTGGATTTTTATCTTTATAAAGAAGATTACCATTTTCTGTAATTGTGTAGGTAGATTTATTTTTCATAAAAATTAGTATTTTACTCTGGAAATTTATATCTATCTATATTACAGGACTTTGATGTCTGGCATCTACCTTTTTAGTATTTCTTATTTCTTTTATTACCTCTTTTCTAACTTCCAGGTGTACAGGTTTTGCCTTACATGATGAAAGCAGGAAGAGAATAAGAAGTAGGAAAATAAGATAAACTCTTCTAAAATATAATGCTTTCATAACTTTTTTGTTTTTTAAAAGATTCTGTAAGTTCTGCACCAAAAAATTCATTTACTCTTGAAAGTATAGGTGTACAAAAATGCAAGAAATCCTCCATATTCTTCTTTTCTATTTTATATTTTATATAGAACAGTAAGAAGACAGAAGAAATTTCTTCAATACTCTCTTTTCTAAAATTTTCAGATTTTTTACCTGATATTTCCTTATACTTTCTTGTGAGTACGCAGATATCTTTAGATTTCGTGTTTTTAAGTGTGTTTCCCTGTAAAAGAGAAAGTCCTCTCTGGAGTTCTCTTATTATAATTTTAAGTTCTCTTCTACCTGCTTCCCAGGTTTTGTAAGAGTTTGAATATAAGAATCTTACACCTTTTTCACTTTTACCCTTGTATTTGCTGTCATAGGCAGATGAAATAGAACTTTGTTTAAGGATTTGTTTAAGGATACGGATAGAGTAACTTTGTATTACTATATCCTGTGCTGTTTTTACTGTCATAACTATTTTATTTTTAAATTTTATACCTCTCTGATGCCCATCGTTTCAAGGTTTTAAACATATGAGCATTTTAGATTTTATAAATAGAAATAATCAAATGAATCCTGAGAAAAATAAGGTAAGAGTTTTCTATAGTCCCATTTACCTCCCTGTTTTATTACTATCTCATTTATATCTTTACAACTCTTAAGTTCTGGATAGTCACTTAGGAATTTTCTCCATAGAAAAACTCTTAGATTTTCATTCATAAGTTGAATGGAGAGTTTACTTCCAGCATTGTCCAGAGTAGTATTATCTGGAATATAGAGTCCAGTAGGAAGTTTAATTATATTTCCTGTACCCTGTGAAGCCATTCCATTTGGAAAATGAGTACTACAAATAGCACTTTCTGTAATGAAGACATCCTGGTATGGATCTATATTAAAAATATTATAAAACTTACTTGCATAATTCAGTCTTTCAAGAATATCTTCTGGAATATCTTTGTGGTAGAATTTCTCATTTAGCATTCCAAAGGAAAAACTTCTCCATCTAATCCCATTGTATGGTTCCCTGTATCTTACTTGGAAAGAAAGTACTCTGTTCTCCGATCTTTGTAAATTTAGAACATAAAGATTGTGAAATCTATCAGTTGCAAAATTTTCAAGAGGGAGGGATAAAATATATCTGGATTTTAAATACTTAAGAACTTCTATATCATGATCAACTGGATAAATTCCAGAAGTAAGTTTAAAAAATTCAGAAAGAGTAGGTAAGTATTTCTCTATATCATAAAGTGGTGCACCTGAAGAACTTGAATAAGTTGTAGAAGTAAGAAGTGATGAATCTACCTTTTTAAGAAAGGAAAGATTTATATCTTTTTCAAGTGAGAAATCTTTTACAAAAGAGTAAAGATTCTTTACTGTGTTACAATTAAAACATTTAAAGAAGATAAAAGATTTAAAATATAACCAACCTCTCTTCTTTTTAGAATCTCTTTTGGAGTCTTTGCAATATGGACATGCAAAGTTCATATTCTTTCCTCTCTTTTGAATATCTTGTTTATCTTTATCCTGAGAAAAAATTTCTTTAAGTCTCAACTTTAAATTTCTTTCAAGATACTCATATAGTTTTGAATTGTCTCCAGTAGAGAAATCTTCTATATCGTAGTTAAATTCCATTTTCTTTTTTAAAGTTTTCTATTCTTTCAAGTGAAAGTGTAAAGTATTTCTCAGAGATTTCAGAACCTATCCATTTTCTTCCAGTAAGAATGGAAGCAATTGCAGTTGTTCCAGTTCCCATAAATGGATCATAGATAAGTTCTCCAGGTTTTGAAAATCTATCAATTAGTTTTATAGCAAGATCAATAGGCATACCTGCAGAATGTGTCCCTGTATATTGTTTGTTATTTTTAATATCTGTCCAAACATCATTAACTGTTCCTCTTTCAAAGTTAAAATTTGAGAATTTTCTACCTACAGGAGAAACTGAGTCAAACATAATTATAAGTTCTGATCCTCTATTTAAAACTCCTACTCCGATAGCAGGTTGTGGATTTGGTTTGCTCCATACAATTATATCTTTTATATCATCTGCAAATTCTCCGATTATCTTAAATAGACTACTTTTATTTCCTGTTGTAATCATTATATTGTAAGCAACCTGCTTACTTATTCTAAGCATTTCTCTTATGGCAGTAGAATGGAATACAAAGTAATCATCTGGTTTCATAAAATCTTCAAAGTCTGTATATTTCTTTGCAATTCCAGTGGCTGAACCCTCCGACCTTTTTACAATTTTACCTTTTGTAACTTTTCCAAGTAAATTATAAGGTGGAGAAGTTACAATAAGGTCGATTTCTTTATCTCCTATCTTTTTCATTGTATCCATACAGGATTCAAGGTATATCTTTGAATATTCCATTTTTATCTTTCTTTAAAAAAGTTTTGGTTTTTCTTTTGATTCAAAAACGATACGGACACCGTTCAAAATTTTTACGAAAGTAGATGTTATCATATCTTTTGAAAGATTTTCTATATCAGAGAATTCTCCTGATAGCATATTTGGATCTACACATACAAGTTTATCATCTACTTTATGGAACTGCATATCCAAGTGTCCTATTTTGCTCTCTATTTCTTTCTTCATTTTTAAGAAAGAACCAGAAATTTTCTCGGTCTGTTTCGTATAGAAAGTAATAATTTCAAGGACTTCTTTCTTATTCTTTTTAGAAATGGTAAATTTATATTCTTTTGGAGAGAACAGGGCACCTATATTTTTGAGTTCTTTAAATGATGCAGTGGAGAAATCTTGTGGATAAATCAGAATATCTTTTCCTTTCTCTTCTACTTCGAAGTATTCTTTATTTGGAAGTCCTTTTACACCGAACGATTTCATTTCTTGTAAATTTTTGAAAATAAAATGTGGGAAGATTTTTGAGAATTTATCTTTACTTATCTTCCCACAGGATTAAAAATAAAATAGCAAATGATTTTCTTTTAAATTTTATAATACGCTGATATCAGAGTATCCTTAATTTTTGGAATAATGATCTCCAAAAGATAATCTCCAAAACTTCCAGAATTTGTCCAAGCAAGATCTCCAGGCTTATTCAGTACCTCAGTTTTTACAGGTTCTCCATCTATAATCTCTGTAGTAAGTACCATAGCATAAAGTCTTCCTATATCAAGCAAGGTCTGTCTATCTTCGAGATGTTGTAGCCTTTGATATGTTTCATCATCTATACTGATATCCAAACCTATAATATACTTAATTTTTGGTCTTTGTTCTGAGTAGACAGTTACATTATTAATCACATTTTTCTTAATATCAAAGAAAAATTTAATATAGTCGAGTCTAATATATGAGATTTTTTCCATAGAAGTTTTTATCTTTTTATAATATTTTCTCCAAGAGCATGTCCAAGAAGTTTATAAAGCATATATGCTGTACTCTTTCTTATAGAAAATTTAGTAAGTAGGGCATTATGTTCCTCTGAGTATGTAGAAGCACATCTATTTTTTACCTTTCCATCAGAGTCATAGATTTCATCTTTGGAGAGTCCTTCAAGTCCAAGAATGAAATAAACAGAATTTTCAACTGCTTTAAGTTCTACTTTTGAAGTTACACCATCCTGTTCATACTCGCCTTTTATGTGAGTATTGTCATTTCTGTAACCTGTAATTGTATAATGCGATGGTTCAGTATACTTTATATCAGATAGAATTACAAGTTTAATATCTGAGTTCATATCTATGTTACGAACATCTTTTACACCAAAGATACCTACATATGTTCCATCTTCTTCTCCTTTACCTACAATTACAACTTCTTTGTATTCTTCATCTTCTGATTTTCTTCCAAGCATTACAGCAGGAAATTTTCTAACTTTAATTTTATTTTTCATTTTTTAAAGATTTTTAGTAAGTTTTATAATTTCTAAAGTATCCATTTCTGAAAGATTTGCACCATGCTGTACATCATCTCCCAAGATTCTTATCTTTTTAATAATATCTCCAGAAATTAGTCCTGTTCCAATTCCTCCAGAGAATTTTCTAAAAGTAATACTCATTTCAGTTGTAGAAAGATGCCCAATAGATGTCACTTTTGCAAGTGTTCCCTCTATGTAGATAAGTGTTCCAACTCTTACATCATCTAAGGTACTATCTCCAACTTTGTCAAAGTATCTAAGTATGGCTTGTGTTCTTGTCATATTTATGTGTTCTTAAAATAAAGGATTTAAAATAATAAGTCCAGGTTTTATCTCTGGTATACCAAGTACAGATAATATATTGTTTACAGGATTAAGTATCATCTTCTTAAATTGAGCATCTGTATCCACTGGAGGCAGTATTTCTTGTGGAATTGTTCCAACAGGGAATCCAAAAACACCAACTTGATCTTTACAAAGGTAATATTGAATCTTGGTACCATTCTTAATGTTGGTGTACTGAAATTTATGATTTGAGTTATGAAGCCTGTAGTTGTAATTGATACTGGCTTTAATATGCATTGGTGTTCTATCCATGTATTCAATAGCAGTAGTATCATTAATGACATATTTGTTGTACCCATTAACTCTGACAGCCTCAGAAATCTGATCAATAGAAATTACAGAGAACTCAGTTTTTATTCTTTTGAGCATTGAATGGATTTCTTGTACTCTTATTTCATCCACGCTCATGACATAAGAGATCATCTCTTTAATTTTATTCCGTACAAATTCTGGGAATGACTGCTTGTTGGCTTCTATTCCTTTAATCTGAATATCAGACATAGACTCTTTAATTACCCCGTCATCCCATATTGGATCTTTAATATAGTGTTTCTTTCCAGTCCAAAAACAGGCTTTATTAATCTGTTCAAGTGAAAGTTTAAAAGATTTAGAACCATCTTGCTTATTCTTTATTCCTCCATAAGATGCTACAAAATCATCAAGTTTATCTTCTACATATTTTTTAAATCTATTTTGCCAACAGAGTAGTGTAACTTTAATAATTACATCATCTATCTTTTTATCTACATCAAGAGAGTCAAGAATTGGATCTACAGTAAACATTACAGAGTCTGTATCTGCATACTTCACTGCATTATATGTTACAGGTTTTGGATCTTCTCGGAAATTATAACCTGCTTTTTTAAGTTCTTCGTGTAGTTCTGTATCCTTGTGCCATAGTTCTTTAAAGTAGTGATTGAATATGTCATCAATTGTATACTTTATAAGTGCACGGCTTATAGAAGTTACAGAACTGGCTACATCTCTATTGTAATTGAAGAATTTGAAGAATCCGATTGCTCCATATACTGAATTGACATAAATTTTTAGAGCCATATTCTCATTATTTGTATCAACTTGGAGTCTTTCAAGTCTTTCAATTTCCCTTTCAATTTCTTCTCTTGTATAAGAGTTTCCCTCTTTGAGAGTAGAATGATTAAGTTTCTGTTTAATTTCAAAGTTCATAAAAATAATATACAGAGTAAATTGTATAATGTTTCACTTGTAAAAACATAAACACTTTACTTGTGATAATATTTCTATGAGAAAGATAAGAAAAAGTGTGTATGATATAAGTAGACTTCTTAGACTTATAGGGAGTTCTATTCCAAAAGATGACAAAGTATTCTGTCCAGAAGAAATTGTAAACTCTGTAATTGAAAAAGATAAAATGAAAGAATTTACAAGAGGTAATATTTATACCTACATGAAACACCTTTCAGATATTGGATATCTGGCAAAAATAGGACATGGAAAATATCTTCCACTTAGGAAAATTTCTATTACAGAAAGAAAACTTAAAAATACAGTAGATGAAATATTTACGCAAAAACACAAAATTATTACGCATACACTTCTTTCAAATGTTATACCTAAAATAGAAAAGATTATTATAAAGAAGAAAGAAGATAAAAACAAATCATCTTATCTTTTTGTATCTTCTATGGACAGATATCTCATCTACTCTCTTGATGAGAAGAAGATAATTAAAAGAGAAGATATAAAAGAACTTCATTTACTTGAATTTGGAAATAAGATAGAAAGACTTTGGTTAAATTTAAAAATAGAAATATACTATGATGACAAAAATAATAAGTGGGTTTCCAGGAGTTGGAAAATCACATCTTGGAAAGAGATCAGATAATGAAGTTAAAGTTCTTGATCTCGAAAGTAGTGATTTTAAAGGAGAAAATAGATGGGAAGATTATAAGAAAGAAATAGAAAATCAAATTGGAAAAGTAGATGTTCTTTTTGTCTCTTCCCACACAGAAACCAGAAAAATTCTTTCTGAACTTGGACTTAATTTTTACTTGGTTTATCCAGATAGAAGTCTTAAAGATGAGTATCTTAGAAGATACGCAGAAAGAGGATCATCTCAGGAGTTTATAGATATGATGGATAAAAATTTTGATCTTTTTATAGATTCCATAGAGAATGAAGAAGTAAGATGTGCAAAGATTAAACTTACTGGAGAAAATGAATACTTGGATTCTTTCTTAAATTTTATGAACTTTTTAGATGTACTTAAAGAAAATGAAAAATAAAGACTATTATTCTGTAAATCTTAGAGAACTTGCAGAGATTTATAAAGATAATAAGAGAACACTCTCTGCTATAAGAAGTCTTGATGGTGGAGATCCTGCCCACTTAAAGAGAATAGAAGATGAGAACAAAGAAATTCTTGAAGCATTTAAAACACGAAAGCAGACAAGAATGACTCAACTGAGTGAACAAATTACTCTCTTGCAAATGGAACTTACAAAAATAGAAAAACTTACTCTGGACAACCTTTTTGAATATTATCCATGATACTTAGATCTTACCAAGAAATAGACCTTAAAAATATAGTTTCTCTCCTTGAATCTGGAGAGAAACTTGTATATAGACTCGATACAGGAGGTGGAAAGACTATTGTGCTTACTTATGTTATAAAAGACCATCTTGAAAAAGGAGGTAAAGTTCTTGTTCTTGCACATAGAGAAAGACTTCTTTCACAAATGAAAGATAGACTCTCGGACATAGGCATAGACTCTAAAATTCTTATGAAAAATGAGGAAATAGAAGAAAATGATAAAGTTTTACTTTCTACTATGCAGAGTGCTTCTATAGACAAAAGACTTGAAAAACTTTCTCATTTTTCTCCTACTCTTGTTGTTATAGATGAATGTCATAGATCAGTATCAAATTCTTATAAGAAGATTCTTTTCACCTTACTTACAGATAAATGTTCACTTCTTGGAGTAACTGCTACACCAAATAGACTTGATGGTACATCTCTTTCAGATATCTACACTTTCCTACTTGAAAGTAGCATATCAAGAGAAGAACTAATTAAGCAGGGATATCTTCTTGATGTAGATTATCTTTCTTCTCCACCTGTCGATTACTCTACTGTAAAGAAAAATAAAAATGGAGAATTTTTACTTACAGGACTTGAAGATAAAATTGATACAGAAAGCAATACGGAAAAAATTATTAAATCTTTTAAAAAGTATGGAGAAAATAAGAGTACTATTGTATTTGCCATAAGTATAAAACATGCTAAGAATTTAAAAGAAGCATTCTTAAAAAATGGATACTCGGCAGAAGTTCTTTCTATAGAAGTTAAAGAAGATGAAAGGCAGAGGATTCTTTCGGAGTTTTCAAAAAGCATTCAAATTCTTATCTGTGTAGAAATTCTGACAGAGGGTGTAGATCTTCCAGAATGTGAATGTGTACTTCTTTGTAGACCTACTCAATCTCTGGCTCTCTATCTCCAAATGGTAGGTCGTGCACTTAGACCAAATGGAAAAATGGAAAAAGCACAGATTCTTGACCCAGTTGGAATGCTTCACTTACATGGACATCCAAATGATAGACAGAAATGGTCTCTTTATGGACAAGTTGTACCCCGAAATATTCCAAAGATTGTAATTGGAGACAGGGAGTACAAGAGAGGTGTAGAACTTGAGTGTTCCCCAGTTGAAAATATATCCTCTGATGAATACTTCTCTGAAAGCAAAGAGATACTTTCTGCGCTTTCTGACTCTATCATAAAAATTAAAGGTGCTACTGTTATAGAAATTACAAAGAAGATACTTTCGGATGCACAGGTAAGTGATTTTGAAATTGACTACTACCTTACAAATAGTACAAGATGTTATCTAAAATCAAAAACTCTTGGAAATTTCTATATAGAACTTGTACAGGGAGTACTTCCAAATGTAATATCTTATCCAGAGATGATGGAAAATATAAAGGAATGTATAACTTCTATGGAGAGATATGTAATTATAGGTAGAATTTCAGAAGTTATCTTAAAAAATAGACTTAAGTATGCAAGTTCCATAAGTCATCAAAGTACAGAAGTAGATGATAGAGAACTTACAAAAGGAATAGCATGGCTAAGAGAATCACTTACAGATGAACTTGAATCTTATATTTCATCTCTTCTTTCTGTTTATAAGAAAATAAAAGTAAGTGTTCATGGAGAAAATTTGAGTATAAGCAGATATGTTCCTATAAGTTACAGAGAAAATGTAAATACTTGGTCATTCATTCTTACAGGAAATAAATTTCTTAAAAAGAGTATGGTTACTATTGTAAACGAAAATCTTGATCAGAAGATTCCTATGAATATGTACAAAGAAGAACTTCTTGAAATCTTTCTTAAACTTGGAAAAACCGTATCTTTTCATCTTGTAGAAAGTAGATAAAGTTTTTAAAACCTTTAAAAAGATGACTTGTGAAGAACTTCAATGCTTAGCAGAAAAAGAACAGAAAATTTCTCCACCATATAAAATTCTTTTACATGAAGATGAAAATGTGGTGGAAGTCTCTTTCTTGTCAGTATGCGATAAACTTCTCTGTAAATATCAGTACTTTAAGAAAAGAGAGAATATAAAAATTACAAGAAATGAGAAGAACTCTAAATGAGAATACAATTATACTTTCCAAAAAGAAATATAAAGAAATAATAAGCAGAGTACTCGAGCAGAGTACCTCAGACATAGGTGTTTTCCTTTCAGATGAAATCTTTGAAATAGCCGAGAAGCAGATAAAAATAAAATGGAAAAGTACCCATGTGGTACTTACAGGTAGCGTAGGTACAGGAGTAGTCTCCTCTACACTTAAAGCAGGAGAACCTATTTTAATATCTAAGCTTTATAAAGAAGTTGGGAGAATATACAGAGAAACACTCGACAAATATACTCTAAGTCTTTACTCTCCAATTTCTAAACTTGAAATAGAAAGACTTGAATTTTTAAGGATTCTTATGGGTAATAGTACTCTTGAACTTGTAAGTGATATTCAACTTATTGGTGTTCCTTTGGAAATTGATACAACATCACTTAGAGACTATGTTCTTGAAAGAAATAGAGTAGGTACTATTGTACAAAGTCTAATCTCAAAAGGCTATATTAGAAAGCATAAAAATCTTAAATATTCAATTACTGCAAGTGGATATAAATACTTTATTTTAAAGAAGCATCATCTTACTACTATAATGCCTCCAACTTCTTCATTTCTTACACCTACTGTAATCTCTTCTATATCTTCGGTAGTTAAAGCATCTATTTCATCTACCATAAAGAAGATGGGTATGGAAATGGAACTTTCAGAGGTTGTAGAACATGAGAGTAAAATAGAACTTAAGATTTTCATATCTCCCACAGATATAACAGGTGGAGAGGTCTTTTGGAGAGGTAAATGGTACAGGATTCTTGGAGAACTTGGAGGTAGAGCAGTTCTTCAAGGTAAGAAGAACATGGAACATCTTACGCTTAGTCTTTCTACTTTAAAAAGACTTGATATAAAAAGAGAGACCAAGTAAGGTCTCTCAAAATTTAAAAATAAATTATAAAACATGAAAAAATTCCTAAAAGTCTTTGATTTCTGGGTATGTAAACAAGAACTTAATATCCAGAGTTTCCCAATTTACTTTTGGTCTGTTATCTATTTGATAACATGGTGCTGTTTTATCATACTTTGAAGCAAGATAAAAGAACAGACTAAGTGGGTGGACTTTAAAATCTACAAAAGTATCTTCAAGAAAATTAAAACTTCTACTTCTCTTTGACATATCAAGTGTCCACCTTTCAGAAAGTGTTCCACCATAGCCAGAAGTTTCAAAGTCCCAATCCTGAAGTTTTCCACCATATCTTCTTTCAAATTCTGCGTCCGGGATAACACATATAATATCTATATCTCTTGGATTATCTTTACCAGGATTCACATGTGAGCCTACAAGGAAACAGTAGCCATTATAATATTGAGAAAGTCTATGACAGGCAAACCTAAGTGGGTTCATTCTTTCTATTGGAAATTTAAGTTTATCTGCCATTACCAACCTCTTTCTATTTTAAGAACTGTTTTAATTTCTCTTTCTTCACTCATGTAAATGTAAGTAGAGTAGTTATACTCCATTCTTACACTTATATCATCTTCATGTGCGTACAAATATTTAATTTTTCTACCTGTTGGACTTTCAAGAATTATCTCTTTTGGAATAGATTCAAGAACAAATCCAGTATCTCTAAGAAAATCTGAGTATGTTATTTTGATTTCATTTTCTTTCTTATCAAAGTCTTTACTTTCTATTTTATAAGATACAGATTTTATATTTCTGTCAAAACTTATATCATCAGAAAGTATAATACTGCCACTTGTTCTTATAATGTCGTAATATCCCTGTCTATGTCTTCTACTTTCAAATCTTACAGTCTGATATCTTATCTTTCCCTCTTTATCTTTAATTTTAAGTTTTCTGAAAACCTGTAAATTGTGCTTTACATAGATTTTCTTCATAGATCCATATTTTCCTATCATCTTTTTAAAATATTTTTATATGTAATTTGGTTTTTCTACTTTCAGAAGTATAAAAAGCAGTTTTATTTTTATGATTTTCATAAGTATAAACTTCAAAACCTCCTGTTTTTGTATTTATAAGAGTAATCTTCTTAGGTAATGTGTCTATTTCCTTAAAATCTAAATTTACCCAATTTATGGAAAATATACCTTTTAAGAATGAAATACTTTCATTTGGAAGATAAAGAGTAATTTCTTTTTCTTCTATATCAAGATAAATTCCTGTAACAGAAGATCCACTGCTAAGTATTTTAGTGTGTAAATTAGAAAAATGGGTAGAAGAATTTAAAGTATACTCTTTTGTAGTATGTGAGTAGTAATTTTTAATATTAAGTAAGTACCGAAGTTTTGCCATTTTATTTTTTAATTTTATACAGAAAGGAGGTCAAATGTTGCACAAAATGACCTCCCTGGATAAAAATAATAAAAACTATAAAGAATGAAAGGAATTTATGGTTCTATTTTTATTCTTCTCTTATGAACTTCTTCAAGAATATCTGCGTACTGTATATTTTCTCTTTCAAGAAGTTTAAAAATGTCATCTCCAAGTTCTCTGTAGAGTTCTTCTCCGTATTGTTCTATAATGTTTGCTTCTGAAATGAAGTCCATACCAAAGCAAACTTCTATAACTGGGTAACTTATTATTTTCTTTATTTTATCTTTCATCAGTTTATAAGTTTTTCATAAAGAGAATCAAAAAGGATATCTCTTAAATTTACAATTCCATTTTTTGTATCTGTAAGTATGGTAGAGTTTTCAAATACCTTTATAACATCTGATTTATCAAGTGTAGGATTTTCAATTGTACTGTACTTCAAAAGAATATCTTTTATGTCAGAAAGTGTAGGCAAGTATGTTTTTATATCATAAGGAATTTCTTTTATAGAGTAAATTTCACATGGACAAAAATTTATACCTCCTACGAAATATTCGCCTTTTTCATCAATTTCTCCTATTGTCCAGTGTACTACATTCTCCATTATGAGAAACATATATCTACCTGCTTTCATATGCTTCTAAGTTTAAATTTAAGAAAGAATCCATCAGCAACAAAGATATAAAGAGAATCTACTACTTGAAGTGTATATTCTTCAATTGGATTGTCCAGAAAAGCAGTTTTAAATTCTTTTGGAGAGTCTACCTTATCTACAATCTCTACAAGAGTATCCATATCTATGTTATATTTGCATTCTATCTTATATCTGACTGCAATATTTAAATACTTAGAAAGAATTTCATGATTGTATAAAGGAAAAAGTTTTTCATCTACCTGTGCTTCCTCTATCATCTTTACTGTCATCTTTGGAGTCTTTACAACTTCTACTTTCTGTTTTGTTCCTACAATAATAAGAGATTCTCCTACTTCTCCAATGATAGTCCCATCTATAATATCAGTCCGGGTTCTTATCAATCTTCTTTCTATTTTTCTCATCTTCTTTAACTATTTTATCTTCAAGTTCTGCAATCCAATAACTGGATTTTCTCTTTATTTTTATATCTCCATTTTCTGCTTTAAGTATAACATGAGTCTTTGTAATATCCATAGAAGACAAGGAGATACTATGTCTTTCACATAAGAATCTAAGAGCAGGTACAAGTCCCTCTTCTGTATCAAAAACCAAAGGAGATACCTTTTCTTTCATTTTTAAAAGGTAACTTTTATGTGCATACTTAAGGTCTTTGGAAAGTCTAAATTTTTTAACTGATTTTAAACAGAATGAAATGAAATCTGGTTCTTTCTCAAAGACCTCCTGCAAAGTATGTTCTTTGTGTCTTCTTGAAAATCCAAGTTTTTCATTAATATCATCATAAAGTTTCATAAAAAGAATTTTTGTTTTGTTTATTTCTTTTTTACAAGTGCAAGTGCTGACTTATTTACAAGTATACTGTCTTTAGAAAGTGGAACATCCAGGTGGATACCCTCTGCTGATGTACATCTTGAAAGAGCAACATAAACCTGTCCATCTGCAAAAAATCCAGTACCTGTTTGTATATTAAGTTCACTAAATGTAAGTCCTTGACTTTTATGAATAGAAATTCCATATGCAAGTGAAAGAGGATATTGGGTCATGATAGCAGTAATGATAGACACAATCTTTCCATTAGTATATGTATATGATCTAAGTTCAAAATCGACAGTAGAAATAGGAACTACTCCAGTATCATCATCAAGGTCTACATAGATAGTCCCATCTTTTATTTTTACAATTGTACCAATTGATCCATTTGAATAACCCTCTCCATTCTTTCTTATCATAACTTTACAACCAAGTTTATATCTAAATTTATAATCAACTGGGAAAGCACTCCATTCAATTTTATCTCCTGTAATATTGTTAATCTTTCCAAAATGTTCTTGTAAGGGAGAATCTATATTTTCAAGTGCTACTGTGTTTATTCGTTCGGCTGTTGCATTTGTTGTACAAAGAGTGATAGCCTGAGGATTTGGAGGAGATACAATTATCTGATTAAGTTCAGAAAGTTCATTTGAAGTAATTTCTCCTGTTCTTATTTTATCAAGCCAGAGAGCAAATTTGCTATCTTCTGCTTGTCTATACTTCTTTGTAAATTGAACAAGTTTAAATTTTCCTGCTTTAAAACCTGGAGTATTCCAAAACCAATCTCCACCAAATGTATGTTTAAGATAGAGTTTTTCTTCAATAGTTGCTACAACTGGGGCAAGTTGAAGAACATCTCCGAGGAAGACCATCTGTTTACCTCCAAAAGGTTCAAAGTTCTCTGTGTTATATTTAAGAAAGAGATCAATGTAGTTAAGTACATCACTTCTACACATACTGATTTCATCTACTACTATTATATCAACTTCTTTATAAAGTTTAGCTTCTTCTTCTTTAAGAACTTTTACAGAGTTTGCAGAAAGTTCTCCACCTATTGGAATTTTAAAGTAAGAATGTAAGGTTTGAGCAGAGCCTGTACGCTGTGCCATATTTATACTGGCTATTCCAGTAGGTGCAAGATAGACAACTTTCTTTCCCTGGCTTTCAAATTTCTTATTCATGTAGTAAAGAAAGGTACTTTTCCCAGTTCCTGCTACTCCAAGAATAAGAAGATTGTGTCCAGCATCGATTCCTTTCTCTGCAAGTAAGAATTTTTCATTTATTTGGATTTCCATTTCCATTTTTTATAAGTTTTTTTATCCTTTAAGAAGTGATTTTAAATAATGTATATCTTGTTCAAGATCGATTACCATGTACTTGGCTTTTCTACGCTGTTCAAATCTTTCAGAAACAAGTTTTCTATTAATTCCATCTCTTTCTGATGTATAAATCATATCATTCTCTGTGCGAATATGTTTTGTAATGTCGTACTCAATATAATTTCCATCCATAGTTAAGATGGTTTTCCTATCTTCCATGAGTCTACCTACCATTGTATCCACTCCCATATTGAAAGATAGCATAATAGATGGATATTGGGATTCGTAATCGGCAATTAGAATATTTTTATGTTTTCCAACTTCTGGCTCAAGTACAAATGCTCCCTCATATTTGTCATAGACATTGTCATTTCTCCCAAGTATAACTACTTTATTCTCCTCGAGAAATAGTCTAATCATATCATTCTGTACCATTCGAGTCATATAAACGCAACTTGCAAGTTCTGTCCAAGTGATCTTTGAAAGGTTAAGGAGGAGTTGTAATGTATTAAGTTTTCTATGAATAAGCATTACAAGAATAGTATCTATGGCATTATAGACAACATAACTTTCAAAATCACCCGAGTAGAGATCATCAAGTAAACCCTGGTAGTCGAGTTTCTTTACTCCCAGAACCTGTGTTCCGACATCTCCAAGATTTAGAGAGGTTTTAAATTTTATACTTCTATCATAAAGTGCATAAATTTCCATATAGTCAAAAATGAATCTATGTACAGGAAGTTCTGCTGTATGTACAATTTCTTTGTTGTACTTATCAGAGATTGATACAGATGTAAATCTTTTGGTCGGACTTATAGGTTTATAATCTATATTAAGTCTTTTCATTCGATTGATAATATACTGCCAGTCAAACTTTATAAAGTTCCATCCAGTAATACAGGGCATCTGCTTACAGAGTTCGACAAGTGCTTTAAGCATAGACACCTCATTTGGATAGTACAGGTACTTAAATTTTATATCTGGAAGTAAATGTTCTGGTATATCTCGAAAATGATCTTTTATTCTTTTTTCTATACTTTCAAGTTGGGTAGGAGAAAGTACCTTTGTACCCATTACATATGATGTATTTGTAGGAGAAAAGATAGCGATAGTAGTAATGGAAGTTAGAGCCAGTTCGGCTGATGGAAATGTACCATCTACATTTGCAGATACTTCTATATCCAGAGAGTACATTGCTGGAACATTTGAATTGTAGATAGCATCTGTAGTAGCCTTTGGGAGTTTAGACATAAGTTCTATTATCCGTGTAAGAGAAAGCCTACCTCTACCCCCTGTCTTTCTTACAGGAAGTCCTGTATGTGATTTCTTTTCTCTTGATACAAATGGATCATCTGGGTCACAGATAGCCCATTCAAAATTTTCTCTTTGAGGAATTTGAATTTTTTTAAGGAGAATCTTTCCAGATGTATCATATGTGGACACTACAAGAGTATCTCCTTGTTGGTCTATATTGATCATTTTTAATTAAGATGTTTAAGTTTCTCTTTGTATGAAAGTTTTATAGCATCTACGAAGTAAGATATACCATTTTTATAAATGTAATAGAGAACTTTGGCAAAGAGAAGAGTTTTTATTTCATAAGTTCTATCATCTTCTCCAGGGTAGAGATAATTTATTATATGAGAAAAAGAGATAGCAAGTTCATCTGGACAAACTTCATCAATTTTGCTTATATTGTTGTTTTTATTGTCTACATAAATGGCAGACATAAGTACAGCAAGTTCCTCGACAGTTTTAAATACTTCTGCTTCATCTTCTTTCTCAAAGACACCGAACATAAACATCATTTTGTCCTCTATATGGGACATTCTTTCTCTTATTTTTTCAAAATCTTTATGCATGGCTCTCTGTATTAAGTCCTTGTTCAAGCATATTAATTGTTTCTACAAACAAATTAAATCCATTAAGGTAAGTAAAGTAGATTATTGTAGCAAATGTAGAACTTTTGATAAGATCAGAATCCGGGATAGAACTATCAATATCTTCTTCAAGAACCTGAGACATTGCTATTACAATATCTTCAATGGGTAGATCTTTGTAAGTAGGGAAAAGTATCATAAATCTTGAACACAGATGTAAGATAAGTCCCTCAATATCATCAAATAATTTTTCTTCATCAAGTGTGGAGAGATTTTCCACTACTTTTGTGCAATGATCTCTCATTATATCTGATTTTGAAAGTATCTTTTCAAAATCCTTATGCATTTCTTTCATAAAAGTTTTTATTTTAGTTTTATCTATAAATGTTATACCTCTCTGGTGCCCATCGTTTCAAGGTTTTAAAAATTTGAGAGACCTTACAAAAATGCAAGGTCTCTCGATTGTTGTACTTCATATAAACATTAAAGATTTAAAGATCTTCAAGATCATCAAGACTAATGTCTGAGAAATCACTATCAGAAGTACTTGTTTCTGCAACAGATGTCTGCATAGAACTCTTTGCCACAGTATCAAATGACATTTCTTCAACTTCAATACTTTCAGCATCACTTTCCAAATTGTAATCTTCTGTAGTAGTTGTAGCTACACCAGTAGAATTTGAGAAGTAAGGTTTTCCATATGCTTGTTGATAAATTGAATTGAACAGTTTTGGATCATCTATAAGAGATTTAACAATCTCCACATATTGTTCCTCTTGCTGAGGTGTCCAGGGTTGATATTTTACTTTTTGTAAATCTGGAGCAGTACTTAGGTATTCAAGAATTTTCTTCTTGTTCTCTGGTGTAGGGTCTTCAAGAACCTCTCCATTAATAGAAATACCACTTCTGTCATCAAGGAAGTATGAACTTTCATAAGAAGTAATATTTCCTGTTTCAGTTGGTTTTTCTTGCATAATTAGAGCAAAATTTTTACCTTTAAAAACATCTTGAACAATACAGGATTTCTTACCAATTGCAAGATTTTCTTCAAGTTGATGATCAATTTTCTCCTTGATTTGTTTAGAGAATCTCATAATAAGAATCTTACCCTCAAGTTCTGGCTGATGTTCATCTTTAATTACTTGTACAAGTGCCCAGTAATAAAATCTTCTTGTAAAATGTCTACCTATTGCTTTATAAATCGGATTTGTAAGTTTATTCAGGGTCATTTTTGCAACACTCATAATGTTGTTGTTATTCCCTGCATTACTTGGACAATCTACTTGAATTCTGGCATTTGGATTCTTAGGATCTGGAAGAAAGTAGATGTATTTTCCAATAATATTACCTCCAACTGGATCTTTTGGATTAGGTAAGAATCTGATAATAGAAGAATATTTTTTATTCTTCTTTGCAAGTTCCCCAGTTAGTCCTACTTGATAAAGGTCTGGATCTCTTTGAAATTCGCCAGATGAACCATGTTCACCTGCTACTACAAAATTTTCTTCTTTAAGGTCAAAGATTGAATTTACATTTTCTGACATGTTTTAAATATTTAATGTTTACAAAAATAATACACCTGTGGAAATGGAAATGTTTCAAAAATAGACTTCCAAAGTCATTACAACTTTGGAAGTTTAGGTGTTTTTGGAAGTTTAGGAGAAGAAAGAGAAGAATAGTTCGGCATTTTAGAATATTGCTGTTTCTCTTGCTCTTTCTGTTTCTTTTCTTTCTGTTTTTCCATCTGTATCCAAGTATCGATAAGATCTTTGTATTCAAAGTATCTCATCTTGGAGATGGAATCTGGAGGTATGCTCTTATGCAGGATCAGATATTGAATGCATTGAGCGAGATTTCCTAAGTTTATCGAAAATATTCGACAGATTGAAGAGTCCCTTGTACCCTCCTCGAAAGTTGATCGGTACTCGTACCTGTAAGGCACTTTCCCCTTCTCCAAAGTTTACAAGAATAGTATTCTTAATTCCAAGATTGATCTTTTCTTTTACTTCTGAAATAAGCATATGTTCATCATAAGTAAAAGACTGATATTTTTCATAAAGTGAAGAAATATATTTGTCTTTATCATCAAGAAGTCTCCAATCTTTAATCATAAATTGAACAGTCTTGATGAAATTTTCATTTATAAATCCTTCTCCTTTCTCTTTCTTTTCAGCCTGTCTACGAACATATTCTCCGATGTACTCGGTTACACCTATTGTAGGAACATATAGTTTAATAGGTGCAGAGAAACTTTCATCCTGAAAAACAAATCCTCTTTCTTCTGCGTCATAGAAAGCCATGATATCTTCATCAATAGAATGATAATCAAAAGAGTCATTGTTTATTTCAATCTCTACGACAGCACCAGTTTTTGGATTGGTAACAGATTGAGTAAGTTTAACCTCTCTCTGTTGTGCTTTCATTGTAATATCTCTAAGAGCAAAAATATAGAAGATTTTGTCTATAACAGAGATATCTTTATAACTACCAGTTTTACCATTTACCTGTACTTTTATACCTCTACTTAGAATGAAATTGATTTTCTCATCTATATCAAGTATAGAAGATTCATTCATCTCTGAGTAATATTTCATTTCTTCTACATTTAAACTTCTAATAGAAGAAATAAAAGATTTAGGGCAAAAAAGACCTTTACTTGGAAGTTTACTTTCTGAATCTAAGACTGTATATCCAAATCCAAGAGAACCAAGTTTTGGCTCTGGGGATGTATTTTCTTTAACTTCCTGCATGGAAGTAGGCTCTTGTACCTCTCCATCAAGGAGAGCATCTCTTCCTGTATTTTCTGTATTTTCTGACATAAAATTTTATTTTTATAAAGTTTTTAATTCATTCCCTCAACTGAACTTAGTTCAAGGAATTTTGTAAAATAATAATTTAAGATTTCTACAAAGACATTTGTTTCATCTATAGGATTTTCATCTCTGTCCTTAATTGCTATTTCAAGTTCAGATTTGAGCCTAACAGTCATTGTAGTTGAAGAAATTTCCTCTCCTTTCTTTGAAGCGAATACAAGAAGCGAATCTGTTACAGCATCAAGCATTCTTATCTTCAAATTTTTAAGTGAGACTTCTTCTGGATTAGTAACTTCCTGAGACATATAGTCTTCAAGTAGTTCTGCTTTCAGTCTTTTAAGTGTATCTGTTACCATTGTAAATATAAAAGGTTTTTAAATATTAAATATACCACCATCTTTTGAATTTATATCAGAAAAATTTATCTTGTTTCCATTTCTGGTAGGAACTGGATGGCAAGTGTTAAAATACTTTGCGTATGCATTTCTGATTATACTTGTTACCATATTGAAAGATGGTGGACTCGGTTCAAATTCAAGATCTACTTCTTGAAGTCCTAAGTGAGTTTTTAAGAGATTTTCATCTATTCCAAGAACTTTCATATGCATAAGTATAGGACTCTCTGTTCTATGACTTATGTTCATAATGTTCATTTTCATAGTCACTTTATGTAAGGAAAGTTCTAGGTAATTTTCATGTCCCTCTCTCATTACTTCAAATAGAAAATCAAGACTTTTATTAATTGTATCTCCAATCTCAAATTCTCTATCTTTCTGTACTTTCTCTACTGCTGTATATTCAAAAATTTTATCACTTATATAAAGCAGAATAGTATCTCCTGGCATAAAATTTCTTGCAAATTTAAGTTGTATAAGTGGACAATCTTTAAAATTCTTAATACCGTATTGGAGAATATCTGCTACTGCAAGTCCAATAGCATCTTCTTTATCCTGCGTATAATTGAATCTATAAAGTTTACTCACTTCATTACAATGTAAATATATCAGATCGATGAGTCTTTGAGTAAATTTACCATGTCTCTTGGCATCAATCATTAGATTGTGATATTCTTCTTTTTCAATATAATTTGCCATAAAGAATTTAGAAGTTTTTAGATTATATCTTCATCTATTGAAAGTCCACAAGTAGTAGTAATTACAACTTTAAATCCAGAAACTGCATTCTTGATTACACTTTTATTTACAGAGAATGGCTCTATGATTTTAGCCTCTCTTAGAGAGCAAAGTTCTCCTGTAAGTACATTGTAACCTGTTTCAAGATCAGATGTATAACCCTCCTGAAAATGTGAAATATCTTCACTGTCTCCTACATTTGTACGGATAAGAATTTCAAGCATTTTTCTAAGTGCACCTTGAAGAGTTTTTATAGCAATTTTTCCACTTGGTGTAGTGCATGTGTCCATCATTTCATCAAGTTTATCTGCTGAAAGAACATAACTTTTACATGCACCGTAAAGATATCCTCCTGTAATTGCTACCTTTGTACTTTCTATTGCATCATCTATTCTATCTCTAAGTTGAGTCATTTCAGCCTCACTATTTGCATGTAAGTAAAGAATAGAAGCACCACCTGTAAGGAATGAAAGTCTTTGAGAATATGCTTCTCTCAGAACCTCAGTCTCTGCAAATTCTTTGGCTTCTTTTAGAGAAGTAATAAGAGTTTCAAATTCTTTTGTAGGTTTTTCATATGTAAGAGTAGTGTAATTTCTTTGGATAGTAATATTTTCTATTGTACCCAAGTTCTCTATCTTGTCAAAGTCAGAAAGTTTAATATCCAAATCTTTATCTCCAAGAGTTGCTCCTGTAATAGTTGCAATATCTGAGGCAATAGTCGATTTGTCTACTCCATACTTAGGAATTTTAATTACACAAACTTGAAGTCCATTTTCTTGCTTATTCTTTATAAGATCTACAAGAACAGCAGGTGCAATGTCTGAGCAAAAGATAACCAGTGGCAAATTTTCAAGTAGACAGTATTGTGTAACATTTTTAATTTCTCTAAGTGTACTGATTTTATGATTAGTCACAAAGATTTTTGGATTTTCAAATTCTATCTTTCTTCCAGAAGACATTTCTGTAAAATGTAAGGAAGCAAATCCAGATGGAATTTTTACTCCTGTTATTCCTGTAAAGTAAGATTCTCCTGTTGTACTTTCTTTGATATCTATAACTCCCTGTGCACCTACTTTATGAAGAAGACTACCTATAAGTCCACCTATTACAGAGTCATTATTAGCAGATATAGTAGCAATAGATTTAAGTTCTTCTTCTGATGTTACATCAAGTTTAATATTTTCAAGATACTTAATGATGAAATCTGTGGCATCAGAAAGAGTATTTAAAAATTCTCTTTTATTAATACTCAAATCCTGTGTACAGATTCTATATGCTTCTATAAGAGATTGAAGAAGTATACTTACAGATGTTGTACCATCTCCACTTTCTACCATTGTCTTATTACAGATGTCTTTAACTATCTGACTACCCATATTTTCTACAGGATCTGAAAGAAATATAGATTTTGCAACTGTTACACCATCTTTTGTAATATGTGGAAGAAAGTTGCCTCTATCTATAATTACATTATCTCCATTTGGTGCATATGTCTTTGCAATTGCTGTGCAGGTTTTCTTTATTCCAGAAAGAAATCTTTCTTGGAAGTCATCATCAAGGTGTATCGATACTGATGTTCTCATATATTTAAAAAATTAGTATATTAAAGGTTTATTTTAGCGATTACAGTTTCTGGAGAGATTACAACATATTCTTCATCTTCAAAGAATACAGAAGTTTCTCCATATTTGTCAAAGATGACAAAGTCCCCAGGCTGAAGTTCCTGTACTCCCTCTCCAATAGAAAGTATAGTACCTGTTGATTTTTTAGTAAGTGAAGAATCTGAAAGCATAAGTTCTCCCATATGAGTATCAGACTCTTGTCTTTTTACAAGTATTCTCTTTCCAAGTGGAAAAATTTCTCCTGCTTTCACTTTTCCAATTAAAGAAGTGAAATCTACACAAATATACTCCTTATCATCAACTGTAATAACTGTAATTTTTGTAGAGTCAAGAATTACGAGATCTCCAACTTCTATAAAAGTGGGACAGGATTTTCCAATTTGAAGTATTGTACCAGAACTTCTTGGTGTTGAAGATGAAGCACTAAGCGAAAGTTCTCCAATTGATGTATCATTTTCCGATCTTTCTATAAGTACCATGTTTCCCAGTACTTCTATGTTCGATATTTCAATGTCCATTATTTCTTTGTTTTTGATATATATAGCATTTACACAAAAATTTTTAAATATGGAAGTATATGAAAGAATTAAAAATTTAGCATTAAATCTTCATGATACAACATATTTAGAAGATTTATCAGAAAACGCAAATGAAAATTTCCAGGCGAATAAAAATACAATTATTAAAGCAATAAGAAATAGAGAAATTCTTGGAATATACTACGAAGATGTAAATAATACTGGGAAAGTTCTTGCTGGTTTTAGACTTGTAGAACCATATGCATATGGCAGAGGTTACTCTGGAAGTGAAAGGCATAAAGATGATGAATACCTTAGAGTTTTTGTAATAGCAGATACAAGATATTACAAAGGAGGTAAGAAGTTCTCCATGAGAAGAAGAAGTGTATCAAAAAGTGATAGAAGAGGTGGATGGAGACTTATGAGAGTTGATAGAATTAGAGATGTCTACTCTACTAAAAAGAAATTCAGTACTAAAAGAGAAGAATATAATCCTGCTGACAAACTTATTGTAAATATCATAGTAAGTGCAGAGCCGAATGCAGGAAGATTTTAAAAGTTAAAGACAATATGATTAGGATACCTGCTCCTGTAAAAAGTATACCGATTATTGCTCCTGAGTGGGGAAAACCTGTGGAAACTGCCATGAATGACAATTCCACAGCATGGTCTATTTCGGTTACTATTGGAGATACTAAATATCTTCTTGGAGGATTTTCAAGTAAAGAAGATATACAGAGATATAAAAAAATGGCAACTACCCTCTATCATGTTCAAGTTACAACAGAAGAGGGAACTGTGACAGACAGCAAAAGTTTTACAGGACTTGCTGATGCTGAGAAATACTTTTCAAAACTACAAAAAGCAGAACTTAAAAGAATAGAAGATCTAAACAATCAAATGCTTGAGGATTCAACTGCTAAACTTGAAAAACTTATGCAGGTTGAAGAAATCACAAGACAGGATCTTCTTGAAAATCCAGAAGAGGTAGATGTTCTGGCTATCAAACTTCAACATAGAAGCACCTTTGAGGCTAAGAAAGTTGCTTTTACAACAAAAGCCAAAGTATTTTTACATAAAGCCAGTACATTTATTTTAAGTGGAAAGAAGATACCTCTTGAAGATCACTACTTAAAAGATAAACTTGAACTGGACAGCGATAGACTTTCTAATATCTTTATGCAACTTGATACAGTGAATAGAGCCATATACAATATCTCTGAAGATATGGAAGTAAGTGGTGGCAATTTTTCAAGTAAGCAATATGAAGCACTTGCTCAACTTATTAGACTCAGTATGGATATTACAAAATATCAAAATGAGATTACAAAAGAGATAAGAAGTTATATCTTGGAAATTAAAGATTCACTTGATGATGATACAGAAACTGTAGAATATGAAGAAGTGAAGACAGCAACAGGTGGTCTGGCTACCAGAGATAGAATGCAACTTCTTCATGAACTTAATCTGCACCTTAAAAATAACTCTGAACTTATACCGATGAGCAGTAATCCTAAACTTCAAGATGAGAACGATCCTACACTTGGGAATGCTGTAGAACTTGTAGATAACAAAAATGAGGAAGTAGATGATGAGGAAGTAGAAAATCCACTTGAAAGTTTCTATTAAGAAAAAGAACTGACATTTTATTTATACCCAAAGAGAAAGCGTTTCCAAAGTACATATTCCAAAATTTCAAAGATTATGAATAACCACTTAGAAACGCTTCTTCTGTATCCAGGCTCTGAGTACTCAGAACTGTACAATCTCTTGCCTCGTGATATGGGTATTTTACAGAAGCATAATTTAATACTTCAAAGAAATGCAAAGATTCCAGTAACAAATATACCAGAGATATCGCTTGAGGAATTTGTATCTCTTGTGCAGGATTTTCTTGATATAGATGTTGTACCAGATGAAAATGTTACAAAAGATGATCTTTTAAGAATCTTACTTGGAACACAACAAGATACAGGAGTAAATCTCTTGGATACTCCAGAAGATCTCATTTATCTTTCTCCATTTGAAAGAACATCTGTGCAGGAGAGTCTACTTGAAAATATAGGGGATATTCCTGCTTCTATCAGAACTAATATTTCAAAGAGAAGAGAACTCTTCAAAAATTACATGAAATCTGCAAAGATAAATCCAGAAGTCCTTAACCATATTATAAGCACTGAACTTGATAAAACAGATCTTGATATTCTTTCAAAGATGGCAGGTCTTGAGTACTCTCCGAATAAAGCAAAAGATCTTTATGATTATGTTATCAAGAATCCACTTAGTGCTACAGCAGAAGTTATTCTTGGAACATATGGAGTAAAAGGATATACAGATATCAAACTTGAAAATCTGATAAGTGAAGGAGTTTATCCAAAACTTAAAGGTGGATTTATTTCTATTGTAGAAAATGCAGTATATTACAACTTGCATGGTAGTTACTTTAAAAAAGAACTTTAATATATGGATTTACAAAATAAACTTATAAATTTGCACCGTAGCATATATCAAAGGACTGATATAGAAAGCATAATAAAAGATATTACAGAACTTGGTGCACAAGTAAGTACTTTAAGTACTACACCTGAAAGACTATATCAAATGTCATCAGGTCTACAAGTAAGATGGTATAAAAATGGTACTTGTCTGATCTATAAAGAAAATACAGGAATGATCTATGGTGTAGGACTTTCAAGTATAGATAAAGTATATGTCTGGTATTGGAACACAGAAGTAGGTAATGAACTTGGAGGAATTGGAAATACAAAATTTATTCCAGTTGCAATAAATTCAAAATATCTTTCTATGATGAAGATGGCTTCTGAACTTTTACCTGGTGAAGATCTTTCAGATGACAGTATTTTATCTGTAGCAAAGAAATACTCAGAACTACCTTGTACCATATCTGGACTTCTAATGTCAAAAGTAATACTTCCTACTGAAAAAGGTTACAGAGTAAATCCAAAGTACCTTTTTGAAAGAAAGATAGACAGTTTTACAAAGTATATTACAATAGATGGTCTTCATAATATTACTGACAGGAAAAGTATAGTACTTGAAGACATTAAGTATGAAAAAGAAGATGTTATACTTTTTACAAAAATAGGAAATAAGAATATAAAGGTAGTTATAGAGAATGGATTTAAATCCATGCCTACTCCTTTGGTAGTTAAAGAAACAATCGAAAAATTTTATAATTTAAAATAACCCAAAACTTATGTCAAACATAGAAAAACTTATAAATCTTCAAAAAAGATTTGAAAAAGATACAAGATACTTTGCAGATAAAGAAGATTATACCTCTTTTGAAAAGGTTATAGAAGATTTCATAGTAGAGGCTGGAAGATTAAATCCAGATATCAATACAAGAGATCTTTTATCAAGACACCTTTCAAAAGCAAATAAAATAAAAAGTTACTCAGATGCTTTACAAGTAATGAACTCTGTATCATCAGATATTACTATTCTAAGTATGGATCTTCATGGAAAAGGAGAACCTATCTTTGCAACATCAGAATATGATAAACTTGTAAAAGATAACAATATAGAATATACAAAAAACAGTTTTGAAGTTTTTAAAAAATCATTTGATCTTATAAAAAAGAACAACTCAGATAGATTTAGTAAAATAGATGATCTAAAAAATCTTTATCTTGGTAATGTTAAAAATTATAAAGATAAGGTATTTAAGTTCCCACATCTTGTAGATACTGAGCAAAGAAAACTTTTTGATACTTTGAAAGATATCGTTACAAAGCAAGTATTTGATACTTTTGAAAAAGACAGAGAAATTTTGCTTTCTTACCTGTCTGAAATAGCAGAAATTGGTAAAGCCTATGTGGATAGAAATGTAGATTTCAATAATAGACTTCTTGATGGATATCATATTCAAAAAAGAAGAGAAGTCATAGGAGAGTCTTTGGATATAGAAAAACTTAGAAGAGATCTTGACAAATCTAATGAAAAGAATATAGATGATCTAATTGATTCTATTAAAAAATGCTTTGAAAATTATATCAAAGGAATAGAAAATCTGATGATTGAACATTCAAAACTCTATAATGATAGAATAGAAAGAACAAGAGCAGAAAGAGTTATACTTGGTGGACAAGATGAAGTAAAAGGTATCATCGAAAGATATAAAAAGCAACTTGAAGATATCATAACTTCTGAACTTTCAAAAGATGAAGAAGTTTTTTATTCTATCATGGATGAACTTAAAAATTCTATAAATGAATCTGATGAAAGCACAAATTTATATGAAGTAAGTGGAGAATTTGAATATAATATCAAATTTAACTTCGGTAGACTTAGAGATGATGTTCTTGATGATTTTGATTTGATGAAAAAGAAGCAGATTGACTTACAAAAAGAACACTTACAAAAGATTTTAAATGGAGAAAATGTAAATCAAGATATCTCAAAGGAGATAATGGATATTATAAAGGAATATGAACATAAAACAGAAAGTTTATATAAAAGATTTAGAGATGACATACAAGTAGACTGTGAAAATTTCATAGAAAATTTGTATGATATTTATACTGGAAATGTGGATAAAAATAAAGCAAAAGATTTTGCTAAAACATTTGTATCTAAGGGTCTTTCTGATGTACAAGAAATAGAAAGAAATCTGATATACAAAACCAACATGGAAATGAAAAAGGTATCTATGGAGTCATATAAAAAATTGGTAGGTAAATCATTTACTGGGAGAGATATTGACACACATATAGGAGAACTTATTAGTTTCTATGAGGGTAGAAGAGAAAGAACCGAAGGATTTTTTGATCTTGGATGGAAAAAGGTAAAGAAAACTTCTGAAAATTTCATAAACGAATTTGGTCTTGATGTTGTTTATTTAAATGAAAATCATTTAAATGAAGATAAAGAATCACTTGAAAAAATCAATAATGTGTTTGATACTTTCAAGGGAGAAGTAAATGAACTTCTTAAAGACTTCGAAGATGATATGAAAGACAACTTCGAAGATGAATTTAAGAAACTCTTGGAGAAATTAAACAACAGATTCCATGACATTATGTCAAGTGATGACTATGTTGCTTTTGATAAAGAAGAGAAAGTAATATCTTCTATGTTCATAGACTATTGTGATGAACTTAATGTAATAGTGGCTGGATGCCTGAATGCTTTCAAGAGCAATTGTATCAATGCTTCCAATAGATTTAAAGCAGGAATGAGAGGTGTTCGAAATATTACAGATATAGAAATTGCTGAGCAAGGAGTAAAAAGATTTATTGATTCTATTTTGATTATGGTTAAAAACATAGAAAGAAGTAAATCATTTAGCAAAGAATATGAGAAGAAATATAGAAGAAGTTTTGAAGAGATAATCAATAATCACATCTGGGATGGAGATATGCAATTTGCTTCTGGGTCCCAGAAACTTGAAAAACATCTTAGAAATCTCTTGTTTAAAGATAATATTTTCTCTATGGGAATAACTTCTGATATCTTAAAGAATATAGCACTTTCTGTAAATGGAGTGGATATAAGTAAAGATAAACTTCTTACAAGAGTAAAGAGCGAAGATTTAGTAAGAGAATCTAAGCAAAGACTTCTTGGTAAAGTAGAAAGATATGGAGAGTCTTATAGAGAAGTAGCAGAGTATAGTATCCTACCTATTTTCTATAACCTTAAAAATGATGCTAAAAGTATAACAGATTTGAATACTTTAAAAAAGAACTTCATTAGTTATACACAGAAAGCAGAAAATGGAGGAACATACAGCAAGTTTTTAGAATCTTATAAAAAAGATATACTTTCTGCTGTTGATACTTTCTGTAAAGATTTTACAAAAATTACAGATACAAAGGTGGACTCTGAGCAGAGAAATTTTGAGAGTAAAGTAAATGATATCCTTAAAGAGTACTCAGATATCTTCCCATATGGAACAGAATACTTCTTTGACCAGGAGATAAAAGACAATCTTTCTGATGATAATAAAAATAATGTTGAAGTTATCGACAGATATCATGAAGCATATTCGGAAGAACTTTCTGATGTGATATTCTCAGAAAATATTCATGAAGATATTAAAAAGGAAATAGAAAACCTGACTGACAAATTAAACAGTTTTATAAATGAAAACAAAAAACTTTCTGAAAGGAGAAGAGATATCTTCTTTGAAGCAGAAGAGGAGAAGAAGCCTAAAATATCTAAGGAAGAAAAAGAGAAGTTGAAAGCACAACTCGATAACTTCTTTGCAGATAAGAAAGAGGCTAAGGCTACTGAACTTAAAAAATCTATTGCAGATAGAGATAAAGCAATAGAAGATGTTATCCTTAAATATTCTACTGAAAAAGAGAAGATACAAAGAGAATATTCCAAAAACATCCAGGCTGCAAAATCTGAGGCTGAGGCAAATAAACTTAGAGCAGAAAGAGATGAAGAACTCCAGAGACTTTCTCTTGAAAAGGCTACTTCTATCGAAGATCTTAAAGAAAGACAGAAAAAGGAGGAGGCTTCTATTAGAGAGAAATATCAAACCCTCTTTGATAAGAAACTTGAAGAATATAAAGATTCTCTTGGAGATACCATTCATGACTTTGCTAAAGATATAGAAAGAGGTATTGAAAATGGAATAAAAAGTAATCCAATCTTCCAATAAAATTAAAATCTTTTTTCTCACTAATAGAAGAGGCTACCCATCAAAAGGTAGCCTCCTCGCTTTTTATGAAGTATTTAAATCTGTTTTCTTTATGCTTTCAGCAGGTTATATATCAGTTCAAGAATACCAATGTTTGATACTTTCTTGTCCATATTAACTTCTACTCCTTGTACTTTCCAAATTCCAGATTGTTCTCCATCTTCATAAAATCCTCTAAGTACAAGTTTGTTGTCGATATATTTTTTGTAAATTCCATGTTTCTTTCCAAGCGAATATTCACATTCTACATAAAGTTCTCCATTTTTAAAGTATCTAATCATACCATCAAGTTTAGAATCTACTACTTGACCCTCCATTTCAACTTGACCTTTATGACTTTTTCTAATTGTTCCATTTATATCAGAATAACCATCAAGAACTTGGTCAAATCTCTTCTCTGCTTCAAGAACTTTTCTAAGTCTATCAAGTCCTCTTCTCTTTCTTGAAGAGATTGTAATTCTGCTTGGGAATCCATAAGATTCTGCTACTTTTGATATTGAAGCATCTTCAAAAAGAAGTTTTCTCATTATTTCAGCATCATGTTCTCCCTCATGGAACATAGAATCTATCATATCATCAATTCTTGAAGCAGTTGCTTTTTCACTTTCATAGAAAGGAATCTCTCCTGTAAAGATATCCATTTCTTCTCCTCCATATTTTTCATTCAATAGCATTTGGAAAACTCCATCATTATCTCCTCCATTGCTTTCTGTGAACATAGAAGATTCTGTGATAAATCTTTTATTTCCAGATGATGCTGTATATTCATCATCTCCCAGGTTTCTAATTCTGTTTTTGTTGTATGTTCTTAGGGCTTCATTCTTTACAACCACCATGAAATAACTTACATATTTCTTGGATTCATCGAAGACATATTTTTTGTCCTCATAGAGTTTAACGAAGCAAACATTGAGATTGTCTACTGCATCATCATGGTTTTTAAGAATATTGTAAGATACTCTATAACCAAGATTGTAAATTTGTTTGTAAAGTCTTGCAAATGCAGTTTCTGTTCTTGTTGTATAAAATTCTTTTGCAAGTTCTTGAATGTCCATTCCTTTTTTGTACTTAACCATGTTTTCTAAATTTTTATTTGTTAAACTTATTTGTGTGTGAATATTTTATAATTTTCTGTATTTTGGTTTTATTAATTTACCATATCTGTCAAAACTACCTACATTAGTCATGTCTATTTCATGTGGCACTTTTTCAAGTTCAAGTTGTGAAATGTTTACCCAAGTTCTTGAAGAATCTTCCCACTTAACTTGTACTCTTGGCTCTACAAAGTCGATGATTTCTCCTACAAGTCCTACATTATTACCTCTTGCTCTTACCACCTTTTCTCCAATTTTAACTTCTTCTGTTTTCATAATTAGTTTAAATTTTATCTTATTTTTTAAATGCTTATTTCAATTTTTTATACTTTATTTAATGCAAATGCCGTGCCAGGGCGTTGTGATGGGTATCAGAGACATTTCAATATGACAAAGTGGCAGAATTGTCATACTTCTGACATATCAAGAACTGACAAAAATGTCATACTTCTGTCACTTTGTCATATGTTGGGTATATTTAAATATGACATACTTATATAAATGTTGGGAGTGACCATCTCTGACCACTCCCAACCTGTTATAATCTGTTTTTAGTATTTTTATACTGTATATCCATCATATGACAATGTAATGTAAGTATTTCCTCCCATAAGAGTTTCTCCTGTTACTTCACATCTGTCAATACTTTCATATTTCTTAATAATACTTTTGATTTTCTTTATATCTTCTCTTTCTCTAAGTTCTTTAAGTGAACAGGAAACAGGGAACTTAATAATTACATTTACAAAAGCAGAATATCCTGCATATCCACTTCTTACTGATAACTTGTTCGCTCCATATCCAAGTTCTTTAAGTTCTTTTCTAATTTGTTGTGCTGTTTCTTTAATTGATATCATTTTTATAAATTTTAATTGGTTATATAAAAATAAAATACAAAAATCGTACCAGTCCATCAAAGTGGACAAAAGAGGTACTCAGGCATGACAAAGTGGCAGAATTGTCATATTTTTATAATGGTTAGATTGTCATATTTCTGTCACTTTGTCATACCCTTAAAACTCCCATACCCTTAAAGTAATAATATTTTTATGAAAGATTTTACAGTAGAAAATATTCTAAGAACTCCCATAGGTAAGATAAGATACAGACTTCTTACCCCAGAAGATGTGACAACTCTTAGACTTGCACAAAGTAAAGACACTAAAATGACTAAACTTAAATGGTGGAGAGACAATAACACTTCACTTGGCGGCTATGTTCTTTGGAACAGAGGAAAAATGACACATGGTACACACATGGAAATTCTTCAGGAGTATAATAGATGTTACACATCTATGGCAGAAGTTCCGACTATAATGGAAACTGACTATTTCAGAGATGAATTTGCTTTCCTTTCAAATATGTCCCCAGTTGATGTCTATGAAGATAAGGTACTTAGAGATCCTATCACAGGATATGGTGTTTCATATCTTGAAAATCTTTATCAAAGTCAGAAGTTTGAAGATAAAGAGATAAAAATGAGACTACTTAAAGTAAATCCAGGAGAAGCCAAAACTCTGGGAAGAACACTCCCTGGAGAAATTCAAAACTGGGGAAGTAAAAAATTTTTAATTATGGAAAATCTACTTAGACAGAAATTTGATATTCCTACACTTAAAGATCTTTTACTTGCTACTGGAAAACTTAAACTTATGGAAGTTAATCATTGGTATGATTACTACTGGGGTATATGTAATGGTAAAGGAGATAATAAACTTGGAGAACTTCTTGAAAAGATAAGAAAAGATAAAGGTATTGCACTCTTTTGAGAGATATAAATGAAAACCCACCTTATATTAGGTGGGTTTTCTATAACCAAATAAAAAAATAATAAAATGTTAACAACAACATTTGTTTTATTTCATTTTATCCTGTAAATACTTAACAGCAAAGTAGGAATCCACTATGTCATTTACAGGACTAAGAATAATATCTTCATTTTTAATATAAAGTTTCTCATCTTCATTTTTTAGGAATTCAAGAAGTGAAGATTTTATATCTTCTTTTATAAAAGATTTGTACATGTCATATTTTGTAAAGTTGCCACTACCTGCTATCTTTTTAATTTCTGTACTGGAAGCCAGAAAGAACTCAGTTTCTGGATATTTCTCAAAGATTCTCTGTTTAAGAGCATATGTATGTTCTACCATTTGTACAATATTGTCTGTACTACCTCTCTTTCCAAAATCATAATTTTCAAGTATAATTTTATCTCCTGGAAGAAGTTCCATAGAGTCTATGATTTCCATAAGAGCCAGGCTCCACTGTCTACTTTGCATGTGATGTTTCTTGTGCCATTCACTTATGCTGTCCCACTTATGTGCAGGATTTTGGATTTTCTTTTTAGTCTCTTTATCTTTTATAGTTTTTGCAGGAATAGAAATAGGTTCTCTGTCTACCATCTTTAAAACTACATTATAATCTTTCAAAGTAGAAAGAAGTTTAGAGTCTTTAAAAACATCATTGAGCGTTTTTGTCTTACTTCTTGAAAAAACTGCTTTATTTACAAGTGCAAAATGTTTGTATTCTACACCATTATAAAGAGTAAGTCCTGCTGATGAATATGAGAAATCTATACCAAGTATCTTCATATAAATATTTTAATTTTATTATCCTTATTTTTTAAAGTAATCTTCTGTAGCAAAAACATATTGCATACCTCTCTCCTGACAATACTTAGTAGCATACTGCATTTTAGCCTTAATTACAGAATATCTCCTAAGTTTTTCAAGGTAGGCTTTCTGATTTGTGCCTCTTACAGGAGGTGTAATATAAGTTTTGGGTTTTACTTCAACTACATATTTTTTAATTGTACCATCTGGGAGTTTCTTCTCAAAGTAGAAATCAATGAAGTATGTGTGAGGTTTTCCATCCAGTGGAGAAATATACCTTACCTTTATACATTCACATCCCCAACGAATTACTTGTGGATTAGAATCGAGATCCTTACAGAGCATAAGTTCCCAACTGCTTCTGTAAATAATTCCATATGGATTACCTACAATCTTTGATGGATGCGTAGGTGTAAAGTATCCTTGTTTATATTTTGAATTTTTAGATGGTTTTATAGAATTTAGTCCCATTATAATGAATTTTTCTTTTCAAGTATAGAATTAAGTTTTTCAATAGCAGAAAGTAAAGCCTGTGCAGTGGCTGTATCCATACCTCCTGAGGTAACTGTTCTACTTGTAGAAGTAGAAGAAGTAGCAGGTGTAGTCTTCGGAGTAGGTTTATCTCCACCTCCAAATAAATTCTTAAATGTATTTGTTATACCATCTATTGTTCTACTTACTATATTACCCTCTGACTCCTGTTTTACAGCAGGTGGTGTAATTACTGTACCAATAGAATCTGGAGGAGTTTGAGCAAGTGCACGACTGTAATTTACAGAAGCAGTTACAGTTTCTACCAGTTTTGCTGTATCCACTTTTGAAACTTTGTCAAGGACAGTGATCCAACTTTCCCAAGTTTTAAGAGTAGCAGGATCTATTCCTTTTAGGTAGTCTCTGTGTGTTTTAAGTCCCCTGTTGAGTTTGTCAAAGATTTTTGCTAGTCTTTCAAGTGGAGAAACAATAGAATTTAACTTTGTTACTGTATCTTTACTTATAAGTCTAAGTCCCTTATTTGTAAAATGCATGAATGCATATGTTCCATATCCTACGCCAAATATAGTATCCTTAGGATTTGAAGATATAGAAGAAAGTACTTTGATTATGTTTGCTACTTTTGTAAGTGGATGCAACAGTTCTGTAACAAGTTCTACACCTCTATCTATGTCTCCATCTCCAATAGTAGTTTCAAATCCAAACATACCAATTGTACTCTTTGAATCTTCATTTGCTCTACCTATTGTGGCAAATGCAGTAGGTAAGATTCCAAGTAAGGTAGTTATAGACTCAAGTGCAGGTTTAAGATTTGTAGGCGACAGTTTTGGATCATTCCAAACCAGTATAGAATCTTTAAGTTTAGTAAGTGTTCCAGAAAGATCAGAAACAAGACCTATACCCTGTTCTATATGTCCTTTAGAGAATCCATCAGTAAATCCAAGTACAGAAAGAACACTTGGAGAGTAGAACTGTGATCCAGATTCAAGTTTACCTATTTCTGCAAATGCAGATGGTATAGTAAGAAGTACTGCCTGTATATTGGTATTAATAGCACGAATATCCTGCTCAGAGACTTTCATTGTTTTCCAATCTTCTACACCTTTGGAAAGAGATGAAAGTGTATCTCCAAGTTTAGAAACACTGTCTATACCTCTTTCAACATCTCCTTTTGAGAATCCCTCAGTAATTCCAAGAATAGAGAGTACAGTAGTTTGCTTTATTCTTCCACCTGCTTCAAGTTTACCTATATCTGCAAATGCTGATGGAATAGTAGAAAGAACTGCTACAAGATTATTTCTTATAGCCATAAGTTCAGCAGGTGCTATTTTTATAGTTTTCCATGCTGTGATTCCTTTAGAAAGTTCTGTCAGATTCTTTCCAAGTTTCATAGTAGCATCTATACCTCTTTCAACATCTCCCTTAGAGAATCCATCTGTTATACCAAGTATAGAAAGCACAGAAGTCTGTTTTATACTACCTCCTGCATCAAGTTTACCTATTTGAGCAAATACAGATGGTATAGTAGAAAGAACAGCAGTCATATTAGATTGCAAGGTTTGGATAACAGTTGGAGAAAGATTCATATCTTTCCATGCTCTTATACCTTTTGCAAGTAGCCACATAGATCCTGCCATTCCTACAAGAGCAGTAAGTTTTCCAGGTAGAAGTACAGCATCTTTAATTCCGAGATCAGAGAATGCCCCAGATACTCCATTTACCATACTTTTTAGAAGATAACCTATGTTATCCATTGCCATTGGATCTGTATCTGCTACAGAGACAATACTTTCTATACCTTTTCCAATTACCCAAAGACTGGCACCTATAAGACCAAAAGCAAGTGCACCAGACATAATAAGTGGAGAAGCATATCCAGCCAGGGCGAATACGGCTCCAACTCCAAAGAGGAAGAGAGGGAACTTCCAAAGGAAATCGGTAGGTACATCTGCCCATTTCTCATTTAAGTATCCAAGTGTAAATCCAAATAGAAGAAGTGAAAGTGACATAAGCCCTATAGAAAGTGATCCCTGTAAAATTTGCGAAGAGACAAGACCTGCCAGGGCGAAAATTGCTCCAAAAGTAATAAGTGCAAGACCTACTCCAAGAAGTCCAGATGCTGTACCCTCTGGCATCGCCTGAATGATTGCAGAACTTAGAACAAGTGAAGCAGAGAAGACAAGGAGTGAAAGTCCCATTACAGCAACAGCAAATGATCCCTGCTTAATTTGTGGAGCAAGAAGTCCTACACCTGCAAAAGCAAGTCCAGAAAGTACCATCATAGAAAGTCCAACTGCTACACCTGAAGCACTCTCTATTATCATTTCTCCAACAAGTGAAAGAATAGCCATACTACCACCAAAAATAAGCATAGAAATACTAATCTGTTTAACTACGGAAGCACCTCTTTCTATACTGTTTTCTGGAAGCATTCCAATAAGTGACATAGCACCTGCTGATAGAAGTAAAAGTCCAAATCCTGTAATGATAGCAGTAGGTGTAACAGGAACATACTCTGAAGCCACAGAAAGTAGCATAAATGTTCCTGTAAGATAAAGAAGTCCAATAGAAAGATCTTTCATAGACTGTTGCATTCCCTGGAACTTTGAATGATTTTCTACTGAAGTAATTGCCATAAGTGAAAGAAGTGGAAGAACCACAGTAGTAGCCATCAGTAGTCCAGGTACAGAAGTTATCATAAGTGGAGCAAGAAGTGTAAGTGTAGCACCCACTTTGAAAAGAGATGAAGTTATAGAACTCACATCTGTAAGTAGTTTTTCTGTACCTGAGAGATCTTTACTTATATTAGGAAGTGAAGATAAACTTTTAATTATACTTTCTGCAATAGGTAGAGCAAGTCTACTTGTCATAAGTAAAGGAGTAGCAAGTGTAAGTTTAAATCCAAATCCAAGAAGTGCAGATGAAATACTGGACATGGTGGAAGATACAGAATCTATCTTTGTAATATCTACATCTTTAATTACATCTGTAAGTTTAGAAAGTGTATCGGTTATATTTCCAATTGCAGAAGCATTAGTATCTTTTACCTTACTCATTGCAGTAAGCATACCTGCTACACTGTCATATGTTGCAGGATCAAGAGATTCTATACCTGTCTTCTTTGAATTTTTAGCCTTAGAATTTGCACCTATTGTGGAAGAATCTACGGTTTGAGTAGGAGAACTTGATTTACTTTTTTGTTGAAGCATAATAAGTTCTATTCTTCCAATAGAGTCATTTATATCGAGGAGCAATTTTTCTGTCATTATGAAAAATTTTCTGATATGTACTTAAATAAAAATGTTACCGAAAGGACAAGGCTTTCGGTAACTAGGGCTAGATTTGAGTGGCAAGGACTCAACCTATAATTTCTAAATAAGTGTTTAAGAAAAAAGTTAAAATCAGATAAAATGATAAAGAAATCACTTATCTTTTATTTATCAAGGTAACTCTGTATATTCTTAAGTTTACGGATATCTTCCTCAGTAGGATTTAAGTAAAGAAAAATAGTATCCTTTGTATCTGCTTCTATCTTTTGAACATACAAGTCCTTAGCCTCTTTTGAAATAGAAGAAAGTGGGTCTTTCTTGTCTTCCTTAGATGTGTTACCTTTTGTATAAATCCAAGATGGAAGTCTACCTGTGTAACTTCTTGAAAGAACAGAATGAATAACTTTTGTACCTATGTTATAAGGAACTTGTGAAAGTTGTGAGGCTTCTACTGGATATCTTATAGAGAAAAATCTAAGAAGCATAAAATAATGCTTCTTTTTTATGGAATCTTCTACTTTTGAGAATTTTTCCTTATCAAATATTACATTTCTATATTCAAAGAGATCCATAAATCTTTAGGTTTTTTAAATTTTAAACATCTTTATAGTAGACATTTCCTGTAGAATATTCTCCTACAAGAGATGTAAGTATAGAAGCATAACTTTTATTCTTTGCAGAAGATGAAAGTACCTGCTTTATAGTATTCAGAATTGTAGTCTTTATATGAAGTGGATAAACAGATGGACTAAGGTAACAGGCTTTTATATTTCTTTCAAGTCCTTGATTAATTTCCGTGAGTACCTCCATATCAGATGGATCATCTTTTGTACTTACAGTCTCTATCATACTTTTTGCAAGTGATATTCTATCTATGGAATTTTCTACAATCTTTGGAAGAGATAAAAAATTTCTTTTCTCTTCAAGTAATTGCTCTACTCTCTTCTCTGTAAATCCAAATGTACTCTTTCCACTTTTAGTAGTATAAGTATAAGCACTTGGTACATTATCGGATTTATCCCCAGATAAAATCTTTACAAAAGAAATTTTCTCTGGATCTATAACAGTGTGAGTCATAGAGAAAACAGATAGATTTCCAATTTTATCAAGTGAGAATATATCGACTGCTGTCTCTGGTATAGGTTTTGAAATATAATGCATTTGATCGAACTGATTATACATTACCACATACTTTGAGAAGTCATCTTCTGCTCTAAGTAGTTGGAAAAGGTCTTTATCTCCAGAAAGAATAAGAGAAGATATTCCTTGTTTATAAAGAAGAAAAGAAAGACAACAACACCAATCATCTCCCTCTATGGTAGAGGCTTTAAGAACTGATATTCCAGAGTTTTTAAGAACATTTAAGATATCTGAGAAGACATACATGGCACTCTCCATATCAACTTTTGAATGTCTATCTGATCTATTTGCTTTATAATTTTCATTTCCAGATATGGTAGTTCTCCAACTTGTTCCACCATCTGCACAGAAAATTAGACCTTTAAGATCTGGATATTGTATAACGGTCGATAGAATAGATGAGAGAATATCTCTTTTAAGTTCTTGTTTGTCCATATCATTTACAGGATATGCAGAGCCAGTAGTTTTGGCAAAGAGTATCCTGTAAAAGATATAGTTAAAATCTACAAGTATGTACATATTTTTATTTTTGTATTTT